TAAATGCCATCAGGCACAGGCCAGAATTTGACTTTTAAATCTCCATTTGTATCTACACCTTGAACAGTGAAATACATGGGAAGATTTTGAATAGGGGTTGGAATAGTGTAGTAAAACCTATCGTGGTCTTCGTGAGACAAGGCAGTCAACTGGTAATAACGAGATGTATTAATAACATCCATCGTTTTGAAACGAACACCAGCACCAGTTAAAGAGTAATCGCCTACCTGACCAACAACTGTAGTTACATTCACTGCTTGATTAAAAGCATCCCAATCGTAAGCATCAGCTACCTGACGCTTAGTATCATTGATAAACTTGCCAATCAATGATGAATAAGATGTTTGAGTAACAGTAGAAACAGTTGGTTCACGCAAACGAACCAATACATCGTTTACAAGAGATAGATAGGTAGGTAAAGCCATAGATTACTTCTTTCCTTTATTTCTTGACGAAATCGCTTTAGCTTTTGCCTTTGCGTCTGCCTTGGATGTTGCGCCCCATGCTTGCAGAGAAAGTAGCAACCTTGTTGGTTTGCCATCCTTATACTCTGCGCCCTCCATGTTGCCCATTCTGGCGAGAAAAGAAGCTCGTCTGGGGTTATCTCCAGACTTTACTGGTGGTTTCAGATTCCCACCAGTTTCTGCATTATAAGATGATCTCCCCTTGGCATTCAACCCCCCTTTGGGATTTTGACCAGCCTTTGTTTGCCAAGTAGGAGTTTTCATCAATATCCCATCATTGTTTTCTTTTTAGGCTTCTTTGCAGTCTTTGCCGCTTGTTTGAAGTCAGCGGCTGTAGGTGCATTCTTAGAACCTACCTTGTTCATCTTTTCGCCTGATCCTGCCTTTATCCTTGCTTGTTTTGCATGGATATTGGCATACAAACCCTGCTTAGTAGCCACTTTTCATCTTCTTCTTAGGCTTGGTCATGCCAGCTTCAGACAAAGCAATGGCAACTGCTTGTTTTTGTGAAGTAACAACCTTGCCCTTTTTAGAGCCTGAGTGCAGTTTTCCTGCGCCATACTCGGTCATAACTTTGCTAATTTTCTTTTGTGCTTTAGTTTTCATACCAACTCCGTTACAGAAACTGTACTAGTTGTAATTGTTGCATCCTTGATAAACGCAATCTTTTGGGCAGGATTTACTCGCACAATTTCAACACAATTGGGGGGTATCATGGCTGATGTTGTAACGCTTGCCGTTGGACTTGTGCCAATTGCATAGTGGCAATGGCCTTGAGAACAAGCAATGCGAATCATTGTTGTATTTGCACCAAAAGCGGTCATTTGAACGCTACTGGTAGTAACTGTAGCCACCTGACTTGTGCCATTACTAGCAACACCATAGGCTACTTGATTGGGGTCTAATTGGAACGTACTCATGGTTTTCCCTTACTTTAAGGTCAGTTGATACAAGGTGTTTTGATACAGACCCACAACTTCATCAATGACGTTATGTAGTGCTGTCTCAGTGCGAGGAACAATTTGTTGGCGGTTTGCCTCAATCCAATCCATTTGCTGGCGCAAGACTTGAGAAATCGTGCCTTTGTATTTGTTATTGACATAAGGAATATCTAATCTAAGATCAAATTTACCCTGATATTGTTGGGTAAAGTCATCTGCTAAAGGAATAATTCCCTCATAAAACTCGTTCAAAGTCTTATGTTCAGCAAAAGATGATGTTTTTAGATGAATCCTGTGGGCAATTTCCCTTGCCAAGAACAACATTCCAACGAATTCAGCGGCAGTATTTCCCATGATTAATCTTTCTTTATAGAACCACCTGATTTCCAAGCGTCACAAGTACGCAAGGCAGCACAGGTAAAGTGGAATAACTCGCAAAATCCTAGATCAGCGGCATCAATAAACTGTTGGTCATAGTCAAGCTCATTAGGTGAGCTTTTGCTCTTTTCTAAACCAGATTTGATGCACTCCATCATCTTAGGAGTCTGAATAAATGCCGCACAGTTGCCACAGCGCATAGTTTTGACAACATCAGTAGGTGCGTTATACATCTTGGCTTTCTTCAGCCAAAACGCTTCATTGGGTTCAAGTGGATTTGGCGCACCATAGCCAAAGTTCTTGAAAGCGTTATTGCGATTTTTTAAATTAAGTTCAATGTCTTGCGTGGGCAGTGGACAAACCTGACCTGAAAGAAGTCCCTCTTTCACTTCAACCACCTTGCGGCAAAGAAACTCACTACGCCAGATAAGGCAGATGCAATGACCATACCCATCCAAAAACCACCTTTGCTTTGATTGGCTAACTCTAATAGTGTCTTTACATCAGCACTCAATTGAGTTACTTGACCATTTAGAGACTCTACTTGAGCCTCTAATCTACCAAAGTCTCTAGCGTCAATATCAGACATTTGCTACCTTTCTGGGTCTACCCATCTTCTTAAATGTTGGGATGACAGGCGCAAATGCGGTATCTGTTCTTACAGTATTTTTGTATTCTACAGGTTCTTCAATGTCAACTCTAACATATCCATCATGTCCTTTCATTGAATCAATATCTACTTGATTAACAAAAGTCACAAGATTGCCAGATACTAAACATTTAAAGGTTGCCATAGATTCTCCAAAAGAAAGGGAGGGTTACCCCTCCCCCCCCCTATTACACCAAACGAGCAATAACTAACTTAATAGTGGTAGACGCTAAGTCTACAGAAGAACCAGTTAAGTTGTTAGTTGCAACAGTCACAGTGTTTGCGGCAGAAACATAAGCTCGGCGAACAATGCCAGCTTCTGTAACACCAACAGACATTGCAATTACAGCGTCACCTAAAGCAACACCAGCAACAGTGATTGTGTCTGTTGCCGCACCAGCCGCACCTGTTGCTACAGATGCAGAGTCAAGCGTTGCGGTCACAGACCAAGTGTCATTAAATAAGCCTCTAAACGATGCTTGATCTCGTTTAGAAACTACAGCGGTTGCAGCAGCCATATCAATTCTCCAAATTACAAGTTAAAAAAAAGAACCCCCCACCATCAGGCAGGGGGAACAACTGCAACTTAGCTCGGTACAACCAAAGCAAAAGCAGCGTAGTCACGCAATTCACCAACACCATAGAGTGTGTCAGCAGTGAACAACGTACCAAGATACTCTTGTTTGTATTGTGTCTGTGAACGAATAGCCATTTGCTCAACCAAAACCATTGAGTCACGATGAGCCATCAAGCAAACACGGGCAATTGCAGTACCAGATGTTGGATAAGCGGCTGTTGCAGATGCTGAGTCAGCATTGCTAGACACAAACACAGGCATACCATACAGATTACCGATTTCACCATTGCGGATGGTGTTACCTGCACCAGCATCACCAACGAATGCTTGCTCAGTGTAACGAGCCAAACCCATCAAAGTGTTGCGGCTTGATGGAGGGATGATGAAGAAACGACCATCCATAGGTACATCGCTATCGTCCAAACGCTGAATAGTGCGGCGAATAGCTGCATCAGTCAGTGCTGTAGCGTTACCAGCATTGCTGTTTGCAGTGTAGTCAAAGGTAGTTGTACCATCACCACCAATATAGCCAGCATTGTAACGTGCGCCATCAGAGCCACCATTAGCAATACGACCCAACTGGATCAAGTCTGTATCGACTTGTTTAGCCAAGGCATAACCAGCGTCTTCTGTGTAGAAACTACGCAATGAAGACAATGCTTGTGCTTCAACGATGTCCTCGATCAAACGAGAATATTCGTAATGCTTGTTGATAGAAATGTCTACAACACCTTCGTTGTTGACAATCAGCGTAACAGCGTTTGTTGCGCCTTTAGCTGATGCAGAACCACGGGTTGGGCTAGGAATGTGAACAGTGTCACCTTTCTTGCCTTTAAAGTTCATCTTTTTAACGACATTGGCGGCTACAAGATTACGTTTGTAAGCCGCAACAATTTCGTCTGACCAAATTTCAGGGATGAAATTGGCTGCTGACGTAATGGTTACGTTATTTGCGGGGGAAAATGCTGTTGCCATGTTAAATACTCCAAAAAGTTAAGTGTTATTTCACTCGACCCTCTTGATATGCAATCATTATCTCATCAGACAAAGATTCATATCGTTGCGGGTCAGTCATTTTTAGCCGAATCAGGTCAGCTCGCCTGTAAACTCGTTTTCCTGTTTCCCCTGTACCACCAGTATCAACTGCTGCGGCTTTCAGATTCTGCTTACGAGTCGCTTCACCAGCGTCACTCGTTTGCTTAGTCCGAACACCTTTCAATTGCTTGTAGGTACTCAACAATTCATTGGCACTATCATAGTCAAACTCACCATCTGCCTTAGCATAAAGCCCAA